TAGAATTTTGGACATATTTTTTTTGCATGTCTTACACTTAATTGCTTATGGAAAATATGTAGTCCTATTTGTCCAAGATCCGCTAAACGTAGTCCCGAAATTAGGCAACTGTTTATAGGTCATATTAGCACCTGTATAGGTTAACTTGACTATGAACCATGTTAGGGAATTTGGGTCCGCGTTCGGAGTATGGTTATAACCTATGTAAATGGGCACAGTACCAGCGCCGTAATCGTATCTGATTTCTAGATACTGATCAGCGAGTCCAACTATGTTCAGATAACTAAAATCTTTTATTTTCATTCTTCATCCTCTCCTGAGATCAAACGCTGCATTTTTTCCCATGTTTCATTCCTTCTTTTATCACTTAAAACACCAGTTGAATTTTCTTTTTCCGAGGTGGTTTCATTCGAATAAGAGGAATGAACTGACTTAGGCTTTGATAGATTTTCTTCAATTTTTTCTTTTTCTTTCTTTGCCATTTTCACGTGCTTTTTGATTGCTTGATAAGCTAGTTTAGTTTTCTCTAAACCATCCGGCATTCTGCCGAGAGGGATAGCTGTCTCGGGAAAGTAATATTCGAGATAGGAAAGGTTTTCTGTGGTAACTACGTCCAAAAGATCGGGCATTTCTTGCTTGATAGCCAACGATTCTCGATAAACTCTTTCGCTTTCTTCTTGGGATCGTCTCTTGGTTTGCTCTTCTTTAAAAAGCCTTTGAATCTCATCTTGCACAAATTTCTTTTGAGCTTGATCACTATCATCGAAGTCGGGCGCTTCTTTTTTCTCTAACATCACTTGAAACGCTATTTTGAGATCTTCAATTTCCTTTTGACGCCGAGCATCTAGTTCTTGCAATTGCTTATTTTTTTCTTTTTCAGCATCAAAAAGGCGTTGTTCTTCCTTTCTTTTCTCTAAGAAAGCTTTCCAATTTCGATCCTCATCGGTCTCTTTTTTTTCTTCAACAGGCGCTGGCTGTGTGGTAATCTCATTTGTAAATTCGCTTTCTTGTTGGAGTTCTGCTGTCATGCGTAAAAAACCTTCAAAGTTAAAAATTAAAGATATAATCACTCGCTATAATCGTGGAATGCTCATCCTGCAAATGAACGTTCCTGTTCAATCAATCGGCCTTCCTCATAAAATCGTTGTCAATCTTCTGAGGAATAATATTACTCATTGCTTCGAGTTTCTTAATCCTAATCTCGGGAAGATAAAGGGGATCGGAGCTACATCCAAGAACCTTATCATCAATAAACTTACCGCCCAATTCCCTGTTTCTATCGTTGAACTCGGACTCAGATAATAATTCGATACCATGCATTTTTCTAATAGCTTTCCAAAAAGTTGGGAACCCTTTGAAAAAAGCGTCGCACCAAACTTTTGTTCTACTCTCATTGGTTAGAAATGAAAACGATTCTGATAATTCCGCCATTTTTTCAGAAGTAGGAAGAGACCATAAAAATTGTGCAGTTTCTTGGCTTTTATTAATCATCCATACAGACTGATTAGGCATAGGATCTGGCAAATAAGGCCATCCTGAAAATTTCCTTCTGATCACATATTTCAAGTTACCCTCTCCATGAACTAAAACACAAACCACACAAAACTCATTTACATGGTCGCCAAATACGTACCAATGCCTTTCAATGCATTCGAGAACACCTTTATAGGTATCGTCGCTAAATGCATAGCCAAGGTCGAAATGAGAACAAGAATCAAGTTCTTTGTTCCGTAGTTCATTATGTAAAACACCAGCGGTTTTAAGGGGCGCGATGTCTTCGGATGTTTTGAGCAAGCATATCCTCTTGGTGTTTTGAATATTGAGCTGGCTCCATTCCGCTTAAATAGACAGCATCACAGCATTCCGCCGTTCCAACATCTACTTCTTTGTGGTCTTTGATATTGATAGTTTCTTCATGGATGCCTTCTCTACCTTCAGCACCAAATTGAGAACTTTTGTGGGCCATTTTGGATTTCATTTTTAATCTCCTATAAACCAATTTTTGCTAATGTTTCTTCACTTTTTGCTATATCAAGCTGGGCGCTAGAAATCTTTTTCATGTTGTCGGCTTCGGCTTTGTTCTCTTCAGTCTTCATTTGCATCATCTGTTGCTCTTGCTGACCTTTTGCTACTTCTTCGGCCTCTTGCATAGCACGTTTCTTATTCGTTAAGAAGGCGGCTCGCCAGATAGTCTTATCTGAAACATTCATTCCTAACTGTTTAAAGTGTAGGTATTGCTGTAATTCCATTTGTCTTTGAGTCGTAGAATAAGCTCCTTCTTCGACTGCTATACCGTATCGATTCGCAATATTGCTAAAGAAACGCGGATCAGGTTCACGATTCAAAATACTTTTTACTTTAGATCTAGTAAAGTTTTTTCTAATGCCGTCTCTTAATACTTCACCGCATTGACGTAAGCAAAAGTCAGCTCCATCAAAGATCTTTCGTAAAGTGACAAGTCCCGCAGCTTGGCGGAACATTTCAAGAATACCGGATTGATCCTGTACTGTGGCCCCTATCATCTCGTCGTTAATACCCGTTACTGCAGCAAAGTCATCTTTCAAAAGCTTTGATAATTCAATAATAGCTGGATTGATAACGGGAGGTTCGATACGTTGGATTTCCGCGGGTGTATGACCTTTTTTGAGAGGAATCAAAATGCCATCGGCTGTTTGTCTAAAGGCTTTAGGATCCGTTACAGCGTCTACTGGGAAAATCCATCCTGTATTTGCTTGCGATTGTAGGATAGAAAGCTCTGCCATCTTTCTCAGTGTATAAAGGAACTGTAAAGACCTCATAAGTCTTGCAAAGCCTTGCACTCTCATTCTCGGAGTTGGCGAATCTGGATAGTAGTTACAGAGATTTAAGGCGAATGGGTATCGATCGATATTTAAGAGATTTGGCCCATCATAATAAGGCTTTCCACCTATTAGGATGCCAAGTTTCACGGTGGGGATCTCCATTTTCTTAAAGACAAGCCAAGGCATTACTTGCTTGATGTATTTCAGTTCTTCCTTATCTGCGTCTTTCTCATCTTCCCATTCGATGTATTGCTTAGACTGTGGATCGAAGATTACTTGAGCTGTTCTAGTGCTTAGATAGTGGAACTCGTCATAAGGGATTAGAGCCTCGATTTTATTCCCTAAAAGAGCTTGTTGGATCGGGAACTTCCCATCTTGTCCCCATCCTACTGGAACATTCATAATCTCTTTATCTCTACCAGGCAAAAGCTTAGCTGCCTTTTTCTTGGATACCCACTTTCGAGTAAAGATTCCCTCGCAATCAGTCAAATCTCTCCTTCGGAAATTTGAATCCATCATGTACCACATAGGAGAGATATTAGACCAACAGATGTCAGGCGAGGAAGGGTCAAGACCATAATCGGGATAAGCGTGCATTAACGCTGATCCACAAGTAGAACTCATCTCAAAATTCTCAGAGAAAATTTCTTGAAAACCGGATTTCTCCTCATTCCACTTAAAGCATCCATTGTAATCATCGCACATTTGGTCAGTATCTTCATGAAAGGGCATCATCATGAGAGATTTGCGATGGTTTCTTTGAAAACCCGTCACCATCCCGATATAGCGCTGCATAAGATTGATGACGAAAGGATTGTTTACCTGGCTTTTTGGATCGTAAAGAACATTCATGAGCTGCTGATCGCCAGCAACAAATCGGATGTCGATCTGCATCTCGGACCACAGGGGAGAAATGAAAGGCTCGTGCATCTGATAGAAATCTTCCGATCTCTTTACGAGTTCGCTACCGCTTGCATCGCTTCGTTCTGTGTATCCTTGAGTGATTTTACTCATGGCGCCTTATTGATTAGCTCGTAAAGTTCTTTCAAAACATCCTCATGCGACTTAACAATCGGATTCTTTAAAGCTTGTTTAATATTTGGTTTGCTCAAAGCAGCTTTATGCTTTTCAATCGCTCTTTCTTCAGCCCTTTTCTTGAATTCGAGATCTTCTTTGCGCCTTATATCTGATTGCTGTCTTTGGATAGTGGCTAATTGATCTTGTTGGGCTTGTCGTTGCTGGGCATCCTGCATCGCTTGTTGCTTTTGCTGCATTTGCGCAGCTTGTTCCGCTTGTCTCTGTTGCAATTGAGCAGCGCCTTGAGCCTGTCTTTGTTGTGTAGCCGCTTCCTGGGCTTGTATTTGGCCTTGCTGCAAAGCCTGATCGTTAGCTTGCTGGGCTGCTCCGGCTCTAGCACTGGCTACACCACCAATAGCTTGAGCGCCAAGCTTTCCTAATCCCCCTAGAGCTTCCATTGGAGCGCGTTGCTGTTCCATCTGGGATAAAGATGCTTGTTCGTCTGGTCTTGCTACCCCTTGCTCTGCCCTAGATTGTAACTGCATCCGATTTCTTCTAGCTGCTGGTGATTCGAGCTTGTCCTTAACGAAGTCGAGGATTTGATCGGCTGCATACCCTGCTGTGAATGCACCTGAGACGAATTGCCCGATACCAGGGACAAATTTGCCGATGGCTTTAAGGATCGTGCCAGATCCAAGTGTTCCCGCAGCACCTATTAATTTTTGAACATTTCCGTCATCCACTTTCATTTCACTTTTCTCGCTTTCTTAGACTCTCCCGAAAAGCCTAAGAGATATATCTCATCGAGTGGGGGGAATTTGGGAATTAGACCTTGATTTGCTATGTCTCTAGCTTGAGTGGTGGTGAGTTTGTCTGGCGGTCTTTCCTGTTGTAAAGCTCCCACAAACTTTTTCCAGTCATATCCCTTTTGCTGGACCATATATGCCAAGGAACCTATCAGGTCCGCATCGGACATCATTGGAGCGATTTCTTTAGCTAATTTAGATTCTGGAGAGACAAACCCTTCTTTGCCTCTTTGTAGCCCTCCGGAAGATTTAAGCCTTTCGACAACATTCATTTCTTTTAAACCATGAAGGAATTTGCCGGCTTTTGTGTCTTTAAGTGGGTTAAGAATATAGGAAGCTCCTGCTCGGCTTACATTGAGATCTGATTGCAGGCGATCCAAAATTTGATCTTGTGGCACTCCTAGTTTACTCAACTTCTCGGCGCCATTTCTTAATCCTACAATTGTCTTTTCTTGTGCATGATTCCAAAGACCAGTATCAGAATGAACTTTCTGAATAGCCCCATATTCTTTGGCTATCTCTTTGGCTTGATTCGCATACTTGCGTGCAATTGAATATTCGGATTTTCCTGTGCGAGCAAGGTCTTGAAGGGCTTTTTGGCGCATGAGATCTAGGACATCGCCTCCTATCTCCCCTTCGGCTAATTCTTTTCCCTTTTGGAGGAATGCTTTCGTCTGCTTGTTAAATTCATCTTCTACCTTGCTGATTCTTCGTTCAGCTTCCCCAGTAGCGGCCTGTATGTTTGGATAATTAAAAGGTTGGGATTGGAGAAGATTGGTAGCCAATTGATTTATAGGCTCAACTTCAGGAGCATTTAGACCCATTGGAGATACAGCCGGCTCGCCTCCTTGATTTGGCTGTGGCTGTCCTGGAAAACCAGTCACTTCAGGTGGTTTGAAACCTGCTCCGGCTTGTTGTCTTCCAATTTGCGCCTGTAAAGCTGGTGCGAGTACACCTAAGAGTCCTGGGTCCATTCCTGGGATTGTAGCCAGTTTAGAAAACACCTGATACGCGTCAGTCATGTTCTCTGGCTTAAGATTCTCAAGCCCAGATTTTAGGCGATAGCGTTTGATCTCTTCCGGAAGCTGCTGCGCGACTCCTTGGCCTAATGCTTGGCCGAAGGATTGAGCTAGGCCCCCTTGGCCTTCTGGTAAGATCTGGATTCCCATTATGCCACCCCTGTTTGATTAGCTTGTGACCCAAGCAGCTTTTGCAAGAAAGGAAGAAGGCTCGAAAGGTTAGAAAGCCCTCCCGTTGCATACGAAGCCCCTATTTGTCCCAGTGCCGGAGCTAATGCTTGTAAAAACCCGCCAGTTTGAGGCATGTAGGTGTTCTGATAGAAGTTTCCGAGTCCTTGGCTTGCTATCCCTGATAATCCTTGCGCGCCTTGGCCTCTTAAATTGGCTCTAAGGGCAGCTAATCTCTCTCCAAGATCAGTATTGGCTTGCATCACGGAATTGCGATAGCCAGAGGAATTTAAGCCTCCTGCGCCCATCCCAGCAAATTGTTCTGCTAATCCTGGGAGAGTGTCTTGTCTGAATTGCCTGATCTCAGGGGCGGCTAGAGCTTGAAAATCATTTCCGCTTCCACTTAGCAAAGATCTGTAGTAGTCTGCCGCCTGACCAAATCCTCCACTTGCTCCAGGATCATTTCCAGCGTTGATAAGATTCTGAAATCCCTGTTGCTGAGTAGGTCCTAAAGTTGATCTCTGATCGAATTTGCCAGGTGTTCCGACCAAGAAATTTGATAATGAAGACATTAGGTAACTCCTGTAACAAAATCAATGATGGCTAAACAATCATTGTATGTCGAATAGTTGCTCTCCGTAGTCACGATAACATTAGTCGCATCCATAGATAGCACGATATCACTAGGTGCTATTGAAAAGTACTGTAAACAAAAATATTTTAAATTTGTAGTGTCGTTAGCGGTTATATAAAAATTGACGATCCTAAAAGACCCATCAACTTCAAGACCATGAGGAACTGATTTTGTTGTAGCATTTGGCAATGTTCCGAAAATGACAGTTTTTCTTAACCCATTATAATTCTTGTTGGATAAGTAAAGTTGTTTTCCCGATGGGATAATCTGATTCGAGTAAATACCAATGTCTTTTGAGTTCAGAAAATTCGTTGTGACAGTCAAATACCAGTTTAGAAAATTCTGAGCCTCTTCCCATTCCTTCGGGACGTTTTTGAATTCGGCAAAATAATCGATGAAGGTGCTGTTTACATCGTTACTCATAGAGGGGTAAATATCCTATCAAATCCTATCGTCCATGATACTAAGGTAAAAGATATGCCTGAGGTATTTATCAATTGTAAAATTGAACCAGAAAATTGGAAAATAAACGTTACTGCTGTTCTATTTTGTAAAAGTGTTCCTGTGCTACCATTCCAATAAAACCATCCCGCAGCTGCAAAAAGCTGAGGAGGATTAGGAGGATTTACGAATTGAGCGAAAGCATTCATCCAGCCATAGCAATAGGGTAAATTAGTGAAATCAAAAACAGAAGATGTACCGAGAGAAGCAATTGTTATTCCAGCAGCAGATGATTGAAGAGGTAATATCGGAGAAGCTACCGCCCCATTGGGACCGCCTAGATACTGCAAGACTCCAGCATTTCCAGTGGGCTGCTGATAAGAAAATGCTACAGGATCATTTGTAGTCACTGGGACACTTGTTTGAACAGGCATCTGGATAACTTGATGCTTTCCGTTATTTACTGTTGCGTCGTCTAAAGCATAGTGGTCTACATTTGACCAAGTGTTTAGAAATCCGTTGTTAGTAAGGAGTGCTCCTTGACTATTCGATAAGAGATTAGTTGCTTGGGGAATCGCTGGATTAAATGGCATTAGCCACCGCCTAAAGGTGAAAGAGGTCTACCCGCTTTGCGTTTCCATATCGTTAGGGAACTCATTACAAATGGGGTGAAGAAATTGTCAGATGCCAATGTCGCATTATCAAGAGAGAAGCTAAACGAAGTCATATTAGACCTCTGATTGATCAATGCTCTATTATTACTCTGATTGATTGGATATTGAGTCGGATTGCCTAAAGAGATGTATCCACCAAATATAGCATCTGTGTTTGTGTTTTCAGGGGGGAAATTTGTTGGATTGGCGGTATTCAAAGATGAGTAAGCCGATACCTGAACATCTACACCTTGATTTACGTTGACTATAGCGTCGATATATGGGATGTGAATCGATTGCCCTTCTCTAAGAAAATTGAATGCTTTCGTCATTATGAAGAAGTTATATCTAAGCTGTATAAGTCCCCCTCCTATATAGCTGCCCATATCTGAAGCTGGAATGAAAACGGGAACGGTGAATTGATTGTTTACAGGATCAAGCGAATATAAAGTAAACGTATTCTGATCGATTACGTTAACCTGTCCTATCGTTCCATTAAGATAAGACCAATCACCTACAATACCTGAAATTTGCGCAACTGTCAGATCGTCTATATTGTTGAGGGGAGATGTGAAAATACACGCCTGATTTCCACCCACTTTTGTGATACCCGTGATTTGCAGAGAAACCTCTTGCTGCACTCCTGAATCTAAATACCCGATAAATCCCTGTTGATTACCTCCGCAAGTGTAAGGCTCAACTCCGCTAGGAACATACCATTGCGAATCATCTTCTTCCCATGTCCATGTAGCATTCTTCCATGAGACAGATGTAGACTCCCTAAAATAACCTAGAGCAGTAAGCGAATCCTGATAAATCGCCCAGGTCTTATTTTCATAGTTGTAAATTAGCCTACGGTTAGGATAAGTGACCGAATAGGTATTTGCTGCTTGGAAAGGGAAGATATACGAATTGCATCTAAGCATGTAATCTCTTACCCCATAGATCCGACCAAGACCTTGGCTATCTCTGGAAATATCAAAGACGAAGTTTATGATCTTTTGATCTATTGCTTCGACGGAAGTGGGAGAAGTATTATCAATAGAGCGAGTCCCTATGTTTTGCACATATGAACCCATGTTGACTGCTGAAAATCCCGATCCTGTACCTTCGTTGTCATCCACTAAATCTACTTTGAAAGGGGCAATACTCATGCCCGTATGGGTAAGAACGTATGTTTTAGTGGAGGTCTTGATGATGATCTGATTCATCACCTGTGTTACTCCCTCAATCTCCTCATTCGTCGGGAGATCGAGAAAGTATCCTTGCCCTGGGATGGTGTCATTCCAAGCATTTGTGTTAACAGTAGTTATAATCGCAGAGGGATAGGTGAATGGTGTAGTAGCGGCAGAGGCTCTTATTCTATTGCAGTAGTTAGCCGATCCGGCCAGTGTTTCGCCTTCGTAAGTGTTGAAGGCATATAACCTGCCTCTAAAAGGCACTAGAAACTTCGCTTGCCAAAGTCTATTAACTGTGGCCGGAGGATCGGGAGGCGATATCTCGGTTGTGTCTACCGGAGGTGAAAAAGGATACCAGACGGCAGATCCGATGAAGTTAGAATACTGAATCGGAATCCCAAGCGTACCTTGTATGTTTGTGATCCAAAAGAGCTTATTGTTTCCGTTGTCGAAGTAGTAGTTAAGAGGCGACGGCAAGAGAAAATCGCTCAAATTCCACACAGCACCAATAGGATTTTGGATAAAAATACCATCCGCATAGCTGTAGGTGTATTTCGTATCCATGAAGCAGTTTTGAATCAGGTTGTTATTCGCGTATTGATCGAAGATTCCCATTACAGGGAGGCTTGGAAAGTACGAGAAAGTGATTGAGGCCGCTGTTGCTGGTGGGTTTGTAGTTATGAGAGTGACTGATCCCGTTGAGTAGTTTATGGTGCCACTATCTCCAACTACAGAGCTTGATAGATTACCGTTGCCTTGATCGGTGAAAACTTCCGTTCCTACAGTGATGACTACTGAGCCTATGTTTATGGCTGCATTAGGCTCGCCAGTGATAGGAGTTGCAAGTTGTGAATAGATTGTAAACGTCCATGGGGATGCTCCTGAAGTTCCAAGAGATACAGAGGTCAAAGTACGTGATAATCTTCCTATCAGATTCCAGGCTTCACGTCTTCTAACAGTATTGAGATAGGTAAATGCATTTAGTGACTGACTAAAAGCGTCGCTCTGCAATATTTGATTCGGCTGATATTGCACAAGTCCAGTAGCAAACTTATCAATCGTTTCGGGTTGGGCGCTCAATACCAGTATCCTCCATAGGGGTATTGCTGTGATGCATATGGCCCTTGTTGGTTAAAGATCGTGGTATTAGCTTGGCCTATCTCTTCGTTTGCTTGTCTTTCTAATACTCTTCCCTCTGCTGCCTCGAACATTGGGATTAGCTGCATTTTGCGGTCATTATCTCCGATGCGATCCAAAATGTTAATGGATACACCAAGTGAGATGTACCGCTTGAAATTGTTGAGGAAAGGAGCATTTGTGGAATTGAGCATCTGAACCGGTGTCATATAAGCTTCAAGAGAAATCTTATGAGTTTTCATTGGTATAGGTCTGATTACGATCTCGTTATTCCAGTAAAGCAATGCAATCGGTCGGGCGGTTGAGGCTTGAAAGAACTGCACTTGAAGCAACTGATTAGCCGCTGGAGCCGTTGGCCATGTAATATTGACCTCGCCAGTGACATAGTTGATTTGACCTACGATGTTATTGTAAGGAGGATCGGGCAAAGGATTGGGAGCTAGAGGAGATAAAGGCGGGAATGGGGGAATCAAATCTCCGACACTATCACGAGTGACGAGGAGTAGATTTCCGACGAGTTGTTGATTTCCTCCATCATCTGCGCATATAAGCTGATACCCTGTGGTATCGGGTACTGAACAAACGAAAGTAGTCCTACCCACGGGTGATTGAGGGGACGTTGGAATAATGAAGGAAAAGCTTCTATTTGTTCCGTCTCCACTTGCAGGTTGAATATATGTTGGGACATTGGGCCACCATCCATAAAATTGCGTCCTATCTTTGTAGTATGTCATTCGTATGCCACCATCAATGTAAACAGGCTCACGGAAAGACTGAAATTGATTTGTGTCTACTGGATAACGATCAACATATGGAAGCGTATAGATATCGTAAACCGTACGCAACTGATCCAGTTTGATGGATTCGGGGATATTAGCTGTGTAGAAATAGTTTATCTCTTGCTGAATCGTAGATGATGGCAAAATTAAATTAGAAGAAATGCCAATATATTCTCTTGCCTCTGCTTCTATTGCCGAAACCGTGTAATTTGCTGGAGCAATAGCAGTCATTAGATCACATCGTGGACAAAGTGATAGAGTCTCTTCTTAGGTCCATCTTTTTCGATCGGTTTTCCGTTATCATCAAGGCTTCCTTCTCGTTTTTCTACCATCCTATTAGGGTCGTTGACTTCTTTAACCAAACCTTTAGGAACTTTATAGACATGATCGTGGATAAAGTTGAACATATAGATCGGTTCGCCAGCTCCAGCGTAATAGTCTTTAGGCATTGATCCGCCTTTGTAATGGATGAAGCGCACATCGATCAATTCCATATCGTCTTTTAGCTTTTTCTCTAGATCTTCTTTTTTCTTTGGCTCAACGTTTTTGAATCTTTTGGATTTGGGCACTTGATTGATAAGAGTGTGTATGAGCCCGTGCTCAATTCCCTGAGCTGTTACCATTTTATGCATTATAAAATCTCCGATTTCGATTTGTTAAACTTTCCCCTACGTTTCCATAGGGGAAATGTTAAAACTTCTTATTCATATCTGAAAGCTTGCCATTCGATCACATCCCCAATTTGCCCCGCTGGACCATTTGCTCCAGGATACAAATACATCGTGGGCGATGGAAAAGCTGATTGAAAAGGAGCTTGCTGAAAGTTGTATCCATATTGAGTATTTGTGTATACATCGTAGTAAGCTTTCTGTCCATCTGGCGCAATTGTCGCAAAACGAGGGAAAGAAACGGATGAGGCGCTTGATGGCCATGTCCATGTTCCTGCTCCCGAAGTGTTAAGATCGGTCGTAAGTGTATAGGTTCCATATGTCGTGAAAGAACCTACAGCCAAGATTGTTGCCTCTGCGCCTTCGATCGCCGCCATCCCATAATTCGTTGTGTTATTCAGACGAATCTTCATGCCAGGCTGATAATTTGTGATTGAAGACAGGGTAATCACACCATTAAGAGCATTCGAAATGTTTGTGATGATTGCATATTCCGGAAGAACCAATTCAAATGGGCTAATCTTCTGGAAATTGAACGTGGTTGAAGGAGTGAATCCAGTGCTGTTAAGACCTGCTAGAGTAAAGGAAGATCCTGACACAGAAGAGACACTCGCAACTATTCCAGCAATTTGCACCATCCCCGTCATAGCGGTCAATCTAACTCGATCTCCATTACTTAAGCTATTGGATGCCAAAGCTACTGCTGGTCCAGCTGCGGATATGACTGTACCTGATTGAACAGGATATAAAGGAAGACCTGGGCCAGCCGAATAAACGAACCCATTACCATTTGCTGGAATTGCTGATGTAGTAACTGCACCCGTAGCTTGATAAAGCCACTGAACAGCTCCACCTAATGGTGTTTGATCAGCATACCATTCGTATTCAAAACCTACTCCATTAGCTGCTAGAGCTGATTGAGTAAGGTTAAATGTCTTGAAATAGTCGGCCCCGCCAGAAACAGGGATGTATTGACCAGCGCCCGTTGATATAAACGAATCGCCTTGAATTAGTGAAATGCTCATGATTATACCTGCGCTGTTACGTTTAAGCCTGTGATCCAGTTTTGGTTTTGGATCGTTCTAGCGAGAGCGAATTTCGCATACAATCCAGAGTTCTGCGCTACGTTAGATACTACCCAGTCCGGTCTAGTTCCAAGTCTGTGTGTATATCTTGTTTGCTCGATCTTACCGATTGCTTCGATACCATACAGAGGAATTGGATATATATTGTTTCCCTTCTGCGATGCATTAGGGATCACTTGAGCTTTAGAAGAGAGGAATAGTCTGAATCTACCGACAGAACCATATTCTTCCTTCTTAACGCTCTCACCCCTTCCAGGATATCCTGACTTTATGACAAAGTTTTCTGTCAAGTTGATCGCTGGAGTAAGATCCGTGTGGAAAAGACCCAGGTATGAATCCATACGATTTGAAGTAGAGAACTGATTTGTAGCTATCAGGCTTTCTAAAACTGTCTGTGCATCGTTAGTATTGAGAACAGCTTCTTTGTTAAGGAAGTCTTCGTATGACGGATTACTTGGAATATCCCCATTACCCCCCCCGATGGCGTCCGTATAACTGACAGCGGAGGCAAAAAGATCACGCATTAAAATGTCTTCCTTATTTCTCATCCACTGACCCATTAATTGCATGTATTTTGCTAAAGTTCCGCGGTTGGACCAAAGATCGACCTGTTCGTTGACGATGATGGATTTAGCAAAAATTTCCATGTCGGCGTCGATATCGGTACGAATAGGAACTTCAGGCGCGGGATCTATACCCGAACCGTCTAGTTGACCACCGATGAGGGATAAAGGTGAAAATCGAGAAAGACGTGTAGTCTTGCCGATAAATGCTTTCGCATAGTGCTTTTGCGCGCCGAAAGAGTGTATTAAGTTAAACTGCTGCGTAGAAAGGAAAAAGTCCGAGGCTTGAACTGGTAACTCAGGACTATTGTTGTTAATCGTTGTAATGCCGGTCGCTGTTGTCATGGTTATACCAAATGAAATATTTCATCTTAGATACCTGGGGGGCAAGACCCTAATGCCTCGATGGCTAATCTTGGTATCGTTTTCATTCCCTGGCGAGGGGAGGTACAACCAATGTAGAAACAGCTAAAATCTACTTACCACATATTAAAGAATTGGTGATATATTAACAATTTATGTCTAAAACCGGCCTAAGTCCTAAACAAATTTTGTCTATACAAGAATGCGATGCCCGCATGAATTTCTGGATCGGTAGCATACGGGCAGGGAAAACATTTGCTTCCATTTTGGCCTTTATTTATTTTCTTAAGAACGGCCCTCCAGGCGATGCGATGATCATCGGGGTATCGCGTACTACTATTCAGCGTAACATTCTCAAAGAAATGTTCGAGCTAATGGACTTCCCCGAGCCAAATGAAAACCGTATGTACGAAATGGTCTATGGGCGAAGAGTCTACTTCGTCGGTGCAAAAGACGAGCGCGCTGTTTCGGTGATCCAGGGTGCTACTCTTGCTTTAGCTTATGTTGATGAGATCGTAAAGATCCCGAAACAGTTCTTTAAAATGCTGCAGGGTAGATGTTCAGTACCAGGTGCAAAGATCTTCGGGACAGGGAACCCAGAGGGGCCGAGTCACTGGTTCAAGAAGGAGTATCTCGACAATCCTAACCTCGATATGCGCCATTTTAAATTCGTCCTAGATGACAATCCTAGTTTAGACGATAAATACCTTGAAAACATCAAGAAAGAATACACTGGCGTCTGGTATCAGAGACTTATCTTAGGCGAATGGTCGGTAGCAGATGGTTTAGTCTACGATCACTTTAGTGAAGAGAATCTATTTGTAGGTGAGCATTTTCCCCCTGCCTACTATATTTGCGGCATCGACTATGGAACATCCAATGCGACGTGCTGTGTACTGGCTGGTATCTATCCAAAAGGCTTTACAAAGGTGCGCGTAGTCAAGGAATACTACTACGACTCAAGAGTAAAGGGGCGCAGCAAAACAGATTCCGAACTTGCTATCGATATCTATGAAATGCTCAAACGATGCTCTAATTTACGCACTGTGTATGTTGATCCGAGCGCGTTGAGCTTTAAAATAGAGCTTGATCGCAAAGGTCTGCCTGTCGAAGACGCTGATAATGACGTCATCAATGGGATCAAAGTAGTGAGTTCTATGCTCTACAACAAGCAGGTTGTGATCCATAAAGACTGCACAAATTTAATTGACAGCCTTCATTCTTATATATGGGACACAAAAGCCGCTGACAAGGGTGAAGACAAGCCTAAGAAAGAAGGGGATCACGGAGCAGACGCATTACGGTACCTTCTCTATACAGAATTTCCTGATGCCGAGACGAGCGACGATCGCCATAGCTGGACGATAGACAAATGGAGACGTGAAGCGCGTGAATACACAACCGAAGAAATCCTAGACATGAATTTGAGGTGATATGAATAAGATACTCGCTATGGTTGGTCATATGTTTTCAAAGTCTTTGTATTTACCAGACAGAAAAATCAAAATGTCTAAATACAGAAAAAGACGAAAGAAAATGGAAGATATTATGGAGCCTTACCTTTTTAAGGTCGTGATTGACGAGAGTAAATGCAAATGAGTTTACACAAAGGAAACATCCGCGATGTGCTTTTGAGAGTGGCATATCTATATAGAGAAGCGCCAGAGGAGCTTAAAGATGAATATGCGAAGGTTGTAAAGCTTTACATCGCTAAAGCTAATGAGATCCTTGGTAAAGAGAGTGAAACGGAAGTTCCTCCAGAAGCACCACCTCCAGCACAAGCGCCACCGATTCAATCGCAAGTACCAGAAATTGCTAGAGAGCTATGGCAATTGGCTAGAGGCAATCCCGATATCTTCCAAGCTTATGCCCGATCATATCCAAATGATGAGTTGCAAACTGTAGCCAACAATCCTACTCAGCTCAATCAGTTGATGAATCAGATCAATAACACACAGAGCGAAGTAACAGGTGCGCCAATAGATAACATTCCTCCCGCTCCTGCTCGTTCCAGCAACGTATTTGGGTTTCGGTATGACCCTTTAAAACAGAACCTTGCAGTGAGATTCCATGATGGTAGTGTCTATCGTTATTCTCAAGTTCCAAAAGTGATATGGGATATGTTTAAAAATGGAGAAGGAATTTGCAGGACATCGGGATCTAACCATTTCGGGAGATGGTGGAGAGGAAAAACAAATCCATCATACGGAGCTGCTGTTCATCAGCTTTTAATAGCGGGAAAATTCCCCTACCAAAAAATTAGATGAATTGACTTTGGTGCGGCAAAATGCGTATTGACGGACATTCGTACGAAGACATTGCCAAGACATTCAATATATCGTGGTGGCATACTCGTTCGATTTGCAAGAATCGACAATGGAAGCATGTAGCTCTGGGGGAAGAAAGTTCTGTTGTCAAGAGGAAGTATTAACCTTCTTCACATCATCAACCCTTTGCTGTTTCAAAAGCATAATCTCATCAAGAAGCGTTTGCACAAGCTTATTAGTCTTCTGGAACTCTTCGGACGGATCATCTTTTTGGCCAAGCCATTGCTTGCCGAGCCATATAGCCATTGATGAGTTATTTTCTGATTGTCTATATTGATAACGGCGTAAAGATAATTTACCATTTCCATCACATCTTTTCTTTAAATCACAGAAACTTTCTCCAAAATGCTCTCTTAATTTCTTTTCTAATGTTTCTACAGCTACATGGAAAGAGGATGCTATTTCTTGCGCTGTCGCCTGCAAACCAATCCAGTAGATTACTTGATCCATTACGATCTCTTTTTCGGGAAGACCATTTGTAACTGGATGAACTGGGATAGGAGGACGGCCAGGAGGTTTAGAATTTGGCTGACGTGTATATTTTCTTGCCATTAACTATCTTGCTTTTACTTTCTTTTCTGCGAATTTAGCGAGCTTAGTGTTCTTCTCATCTAAGTTCATAGCTTTGGACTGGGCTCGATTTCCACAGCTTATATCATCTACTTCTTTGTATTTGCTTTTCTTCTTCATCGAATTTTTCTTAGGCATTAAAATCCTCACTTGCTAAAAATCAGTTATACGTTCTTTAGGAATTGAAAAAGGAACGCCTTGTACACCCATATAACCTCATTCTTAAAGTTATACGTATGGGTAGGATAAGGCTCAAGGATTTTTTTTAGATTTGTGTTTTAGAAAAAGCTTCCCCTTCTCGTAGATAGTAAGCACAGTTTCGGCGAAATAAAATATTTCCAGTGCGACTACAACGAGAAGGGTAAGCATATACTTAATATCCTGGTACCGGTGCTGTTACCATGGCTAAAACGCAAGGGGGGATACAAATTGGCCCTCCACCACTGGCTAAGCAAACTACACATCCAATTGTACCTAAACCAAAAGCTTCAGCACCTTGAGCTGCATACAAAGATCCAAAAAGCGCTATAGCTGGTAATGCTATGCTTGTGGCTTTACGCAGAATATTTTGCGGCTTGTCAATACGGATAGTGGGGAGGGAATTGTATACATACGATGCAGCGTTGGTAATCGAGTTCATAGCTTCTCCATAATGTTAAAAGTTTATTTACATTTCAAATACATATATCTGAAATGTGGTGCAATATACGGAAAGCTCAGATTAATGTAAACTCATAAGTCATTGACAATCAATAATTTAACTTAACATAATGGGTGTTATTAGACGTTCTTGCTATTTCTAGATGGTTCAAGTCCCAAAAATATCCGTTTGCTCTTCATATTTTCTAGATGTGTCGATTTTCTCGACTCTCTTCGACATATTGTAAACTTCTTTAAGGAACCACATTTCGCGTTGCAAACGCCCTATCCAGCGCTCCAGTCTTTGTATTTTCTTACTCAAAGTATCGTCAAACATATCCAATTGTTGCATAATAACTCCTGTGGGAAAAATTATACAAAACCCAAACGTTTAACAACATACAAATAATATTTTGAGGAAAAATGGGAATGAAAAAGAGCGTTGAGCGAGCCAAAGCTGAGATGGAAAAGCGCAATAAGCCTAAAGAAGTATGGGTTTATGAAGTTAGTTGGCCTTCATGTAGATGTGAAGTGCTTGCCGATAGCTTCCAAATAGTCGATGATAGGCTTATATTTTTTTGCGAAAAAGATATCGTAGCAGTTTTCAGGGAATGGGATAGTTACGTCAGATTATATAAAGCAGAAGAATTGAAAGAAACTTCTTTTAAACTTCCCGAAAATTTTGGAGAGGTCAAATAAAAAAACCCCCGTGTGCATCGGGGGGTGGGAACGCGAGATGAAGATGCGTGAAATATCATAGTAGAGAATCGGTTCTTTTTACACAAAGATCTTTATTAAAGTTTTGGGAGTCAAGTTATAAACTTTGCTAGAAGTCTTGCGCCATATTTGAGAATCGTTTTCAATCGCTACTCCTTGCAACGCATCTGAAATGAACTTATCTAAGTTATCGAGGTCGGGAGTTTTGGTATGTTTGATGCCCCCAACAAGCATTTGATCAGTTTTGATTTTAGATGTCGCTTTGGGAATGGGCATGTGGTAGATATATTCCACTTCCAACTCTTTGCCGACAATTTCTTGATGCCACTGGCTGCGTATGTGCCATTTGTAATATTCCAATTCTTTGTATCTGAGGTTGAAAGCCCCTCTTCTTGAGACATAAGGCGCTTTGTAGGGTATCGGTAAACCATCAATCTTTATTAAAATCATGCTCACGTTTATGCGTGAGGGCGTTTTATTTGTCTATTTACATGTTACATTCATCAGAAATCCCTTCAAATTCCCCGTTTTTTTCCCCTAAACGGAATCGGCTTCCAATGCGTGATGGTTGGCCATTTTGAATCTCGTTTTACATCATCGAATGCCCATGCAAAGCCCATCGACTCCAAAAATCCATCTGGATATCTTCGTGGATAAAAGGTAGCCAGTCTCTTTTTAAGAGACCCCTTAATTTTTACCCATACTTGTTGGTTCTTTTGCGGTAGCTGATCCTCGCAATTTATCCACTCGCTCATTGCAACCCCAAATCTTGAACAGTTACTGCCCCTTTCGTATGCCTAGATATTCTTTTAGCAGGATCTTTCCTATACAAAGCTATGCCTCTGTATGCTTTGTAAATTGTGTTTACATTGACACCGCAAATCTTTGCAAAATCGAGCATTGTGATGCCGGTTTTATCCATCCATTCTTTGAACTTATTGACATTATTTTCCATACGACAACTACATTTATTTGATTCGTTGACTATAATCCTTTGGCTCACTATAAAAGTCAAGTAGAAACCAAAGGTAAGACATGAAACCCTTGACTAAACAAGAAACTATAACGCTAATACTTAAACGACTGGAGATGTATGGACAACGACTTAATTCCGCACGGATATACAAGAGTGAGCGAGATCTTATCAATTTTTCAATCCTATGCGCATGTGCCCAAGCAGAAGCTCAAAGCTGCTCAAGAGCTGGGTACAGACATTCACGAAGCGATTGAGCTTTATTTAAAGGGCGATTGGATGCCCCTTGATGCTAAGAGATCTCCGTATTTCGAGAGCTTTCTGCATTGGGCACGTGAGAAGACCTTAAAACCTGTTTTGCTTGAAAAGCGCCTTTTTGACCATGATTTAAAGATCACAGGCCGTATCGATCTTTTGCTTGAAGCGAATGACAAGACCGAGCATGGAGATTCAACCACGCTCATTGACTTCAAGACTGGGAGCTGGGCACATCCGGAAATTTGGCGATTGCAAGGTACGTTTTATCGCCATCTCATAGAGACAACCTACAAAGGTGATTTTTGCGACGCCCCAAACAAATTCCTTTTCATCCAACTTATGCGGGCCGGGACTCCGCCAATCATCCATGAGTTTGACTATCGCGAATCCGACTGGGAGGTATGTAAAGCCGCTTTACATTGCCATCGTTATTTTTCTGATTTGACATTAAATGTCGGGCGTAGCTATAGTTAGAGCATAAACAAAATGGAGGTGTGAAATGAAAATGACAACTGCAATAGCGATGGGGTTCATGGACGGCAAAAAATCGCTGGTTGAAGTATTTCAAGCGACAGTTGATTTTCTCGGGCGCAAACTGGATAGAAAAGAAGCCAACAATATCATTAAGGCTTACAAAAATCGAATGACATTGGAGTCTTAAAATGAGCCAACCATCACACGATCAAATGTGGGAAGAGTTTCGTGAAGAGATAGGTGTTAAATGTTTTGATTACTATCTCACCAACTTCCGACGCTTGCCGACTGATGAAGAACGAGATGCTTTTTGGGAAGATACGCTAGATGGTGATCTGAGAACCGGTGAACAATAACAAACCCCCCTGTGTAATGGCAGGGGGTAACAACATGGAGTATGCTAATGAAAATACACGAAGAAGTTAACAAA